TGATAACTAAGTCAGAAAGGAAAGATTCTGTGTCCATTTCTTGACCGTCAGGTCCGATAAGTTTACCAGCACCTGTAGAAGTAAATCCACAAAGTTTCATTAAGATTTTTCTTACGTTTGGTCCTACATATACAGGATCATCATCAAGAGCGTCAACTAACTCTCCGTTTACCCATTTTTGTACTGAAGTTTCAGTAGTACAAGCCGTCCATCTACCTTTTGAGTAGTCGAATAATCCTGGAGGATCTAAAGCCGCTTCATTACCTTCGTAGAATAAATCGTAAAGATTTTTTCCGTAAGGGTAATTAGGTGAAGGTGCTCCTGGATAACCTGAGTTAGGTGTTTGATTAGCAGCCGCATTGGGTGCTCCGTAAGGTGCGTAGTGTTCTCCACCACCATCATTTTGTACGTCGTTAGCGTATCCTTGGATACGTGGTACGAAGTAGAACAATTTACCGATTGGTAAGTTCATTGCTTGTACAGAAACGATATCGTTAGCCAACAATTTAGAGAATACACGTCTTACGATCGGGAAAACAACTGTTTCGAACGCTCCGTTTGAAGATCCGTCAGAAGTTGCTTCGTTGATTAAGTAAGAAGCTTGGTTCTCATATAATTGAGCCACGTTTTCTTTCAAGTGACCTCTTAGACCATCTAAAAAGCCTAATCTGTCCCATTTGTTAATAGTGTCTTCTTTGATAACTTTAAGGTGCTTAAGACCGATGTTACCAACAAGACCTGATTCTAATAATGCTCCCATTTTTTTGTTTTTTTCTTTTTATTGTTTATTTTAGTTTTGACATAAGATCCTTCATTCTCATAAATTGAGGATTCTCATAAGTCTTAGATTCGATTAGATTTGTAGAGGATCCTGTTGATGGAGTTTTAACTACGTTTCTTTCGAACGATTCTTTAATTGTTGTTTCGCTACCTTTTGAAGTAGATCCTAATTCGTCTTTGATAGTTCTGTATAAATTTTTAGATTCTTTCAAAGTTTCAACAGAATCAAATCTTCTAAGGATATTGATTTTTTCTTGTTTAGTTGTTGAGTGTTCTGTAAAAAGTCTTGTTGCGTAAGCCAAGTTAGAATTGAATACCGCAACTTCGTTAAGTTTATTTCTGAAAACATCAAGAGCCTTTTTGTACTCATCATTTTTTTCTCTTAACAAACTAACTTCTCTGTCTACTGATTCTTTTCTTAAATGTGCTGGTGCTGCTTTTGGTTTTGGTAAACCTGGTTTTCCCCAATATCTACCAGCCCCTAAAGTTCTTGACGCTTCTTTAGTTTCTACCTTTTTAACACTTCTTTTAGGTTTTTTTTCTGAGTAACCGTCCATGTTCACTTCTTCATCGTATTCGAATTTGGCTTTGCCAGTTCCTTTAGCTTTTACACTATCATTACCAAAAGCAGATTTTTGTTTTTTGGTTGGATAGTCTGTTGTCTTACCATACTTGAATTTAGGTCCACTTCCGATTCCCACACCTTTAGGTTTTGCAGATTTTTTGATAGCTTCCATGATCGCATCATCCAATGAAGTAAAATCATCATCATCATCATCATCTTCCTCTGGATAATTGAAGTCGTCTTCGTCAGACATACCTTCCATTGTTTCATCAAAAGAAAATTGAGAATCTTCATCATCATCTTCATCATCTTCATCATCTTCATCAGAAAATTCGATTTCGTATGTTCTTTCATCGTCTTCACTCATTTCAGTATTTTGTTTCTGATTATGTTTAGCTCCTCTAAATTCATCAACCGATGCGTTTTCTAAAAAATATTCATTTTCATCGTCATCATCGTCATCATCATCGTCGAACATGTTAAAGTCATCTCCATCATCGTCATCATCAGATCCAACTTCAATTTCGTAAATTTTTTTTGAATCATTTTCAAATGAAGAATCTTCACCTATTTCTTCTGAGTCTAACTCTTTGAATTTGTCCATGAAGGACATTTCTTCACCTTCTGCTAATTTGATCATGTATTCGTTATCACCATCTTTTATGTTTATCATATCATCTTCTTTTTGTACGATTATACCGTCATCCGGTCCCATAGCCTTGAAAACTCTTAAGACCTCAGAATCTGGCGCTTTTGTCATATTAATTACTTCTTCATCATCAATGTCACCCTCATCACCCATTTGTAAATTTGCTGACACATCTTCTAATGAATCTTCGTCATCTAACATTTCATCATCACCTTCCTCTCCTGTACTGATTGTTTCGTCACCTGAAACTGTTTCAACCTCATCGTCATCTTGTTCGTTCAGAGATTCTTTTACCAATTGCTTGATTTCTTCTTTCATTGTAGAATGAAGTATTCCTTTTGCATTTTCTTGAATAGCCTCTTCCAAATTTTTAATTTGAAACAAAGCATCTTCAACTACGTTTTTGTTTTTTTGCATTCTTTTTCTATTAGGTTTTCAAATAAATATTAAGTTTTTTAAAAAAAGTTATTATTTTACCCCTCTCAACAAAAAAAAAATTAAAAGGCATAAAAAAAGGGACAACTATTTGTCCCCTATTTTTAAATTAACCAATAAAAATATTACTCAATTACCTCATCAATTTTTGATTCAATAATTGCCGTGATTCTCCAATCCATTGAGTAATTTTCAAAAACTTTAGTTACTTTGGCTTCAACATCTGTTGGTGAATAACCTATAACTAATTTTTCTTCTCTCTTTTTTTTTATCTTTCCTGACTCACTATCTACCATGTCAGTACTAATTTTTGCTATAAAATACTTTTCATCCATTTTTTTATTATTTATCTAAATAATCGGTCAATCTTTTCATTAAGTCAAGAGATGCATTTCCAGTTTCACCAACATGACGCTCAACTTGTCTTTGTTTTTCTTCATCGAGGTTTTCTTCAAAGTTAACACGGTCCGCAGGATCCAAAAACAAATAAGCCCCTGGTGTAGATGGTGATGATACCAAGTCAAAACAAATTAATTCAAAATCATCCTGAACTTCATTTTGTTCGCCGACTTTTTTAAGAGATCCGACGCCACGAGAAGAAATACCTAATGTAACTCCTTGACGTAGGTAGTTTGCTGCCAAGTCACCTTTTGTTGATACAATACCTCTTTCATGAAACCCAGGTGATGTAAGTAATTTTAATTTACCTAATAATACAGGTCCTTCCCACCAAATATCTGTAATTGCGTGTGATACACGATCTAGATCTATAAGAGAAGACTCAGGGTGATTTAACTCAGAAAGAGCAGTTCCTTTTTGAATCATTTTCTTATAATTTTCAGCCTCTCGTTTTAATATCTTTTCAGGATATATTCTTCCATTTCTATTTGGTACATCGTATTTTTGAAGTACCGCATAAAATTCAAATGGTTTCGAATGGTCTAACATATCTCGATTTTCTCTAATCATCGATAAGTTTCTTCTTTCATTTGGATCTATGTATCCTGCGTCGTACTCAACAAGAATTCCACGACCTGTATCTCTTGGTCCTAATATTTTTAAATCGATCATCTAATATTTTATTTATAAATACTAAACAGTTTCAGTTTGTTTTTTTATTAGTTTAAGATTTCCATTTTTAGTAAGGTAAAATTTAAAGTATTCATTTTTTGAGAAAACGTCCCCATAAATCTCTTTTATCAAATTTTTTACAACTTTTTTTAATTTTGTAGATTTGAAATCCATGGGTTCTGTGAGATATAAATTTATTTCTAAATTCATAAAGGATTTCTTTTTTAATTGTAGACCACTTGTTCTTAGGTCCAAATCGACAATAAATTTGTCGTCGAATAAATCTTTGTTTAAATTTTCGTAAACAGAATGTTTAACATTTCTTGTCATGTTCAAAACTACTCGATTCCAATTTTCTATTTCTTCTTTTGGTTCTACCCATGTTTGTAAATTTAAATAAATTGATTTTAATGTTTGTGAATCTATAGTCCCATAAAGTGACTTAAATGTACGAAATCCATTGATTTTGCAAGTTTTTCCTTTTTTCATGTAATTTTTTCATACTTCATAGGTTTATTTTTAGTAATTTTAATCAATTATTATATTTATATCAACCAATCAAAATTATGTTAGTAGTAAAAGTAGACAATAAAGGAAATATTGAACGAGCTCTCAAGGAGTTGAAGGGAAAAGTTATAAGAACAAAACAAAGTAAGATTTTGTTTGAGAGAAAAGAATTTGAAAAGAAATCTGTTAAAAAAAGAAAGGTTCTTCAAAAAGCCATTCACATCCAAAAATACAAAAACAATATTTAAAGACCTTCAGACAAAGTTTTGAGTTTGAAGTAGTTTAACTCATCGCAATTTTCGTTCATTAATTTATTAACAACCTCATCAATTGTTCTTTTTGTTTCTAAATCGCTTGATTCTTTTTGTTTCTCTAATTTTTCCAAAACAAGTTGTTTTGTGTTATTATATTGTTCTACCAATTTTTCTTTCGGTGTATTTAAAATTTTTAAAATTTCTTTTTGTTCGCCTTCATTCAAATTGGAAAGATAAGATTTAATTGTTTTATTTGCAACACTTGCCATAGATTTTAAAGGGACGTTGATAACCTCAATATTTCTTTTGATTTCTTCTGTCTTTAAGTTTTCAACTATAATTCTTTTACTTTTTATTTTTGATTCTAAGTTCAACAAACCAACTAAAAATAAGTCATCGATATTTGAATATTCGTTATTTGTTTTGATATGACCAACCCATGAAGAAAGTTCTTTTAAATCATTTTTAGAAATTTTATTTATTGTGTTTTCATAAATTGTTATTGATTGGTTTACAAATTCATTTGCAACTTCTTCGTTTAATCCTTTTTTTGAAGACAACTCATCGTATAAATAAAATAATTTTGAAACATTTTTATTTTTTAATACCAACTCTTTGAATACAAAGAGATCTTTTTTAACTGAATTCTTAGAATAAGACTCAGTTAGACATTTTTCAATTTTAGATTTTAATTCACCAAATTTCATTTTTTCGTTTTTTTAATAAATATAGATTGTTTCGAATTAGTCACCCAAAAGTTTTGATAATTGTTCATCTAGATCCCCAAAAGATTGAGTTCCCTTTTCAAAATCCCAAAATTCTTCTTCTTTTGATTCTGTTAAAATTTTAAGATTCTTATTTACCTCTACATTCTCAGGGATTGGTGGTCCTGGTGCAGGTTCAGGAGCTGGTCCTGGAGGTGGTGGAGGGGCTCCTCCTCCTTCTTCAGGTGCTTCACCACCTTCAGCCGGTTTAGTGTCTCCCGTAATTGTTCCGTACAATTTATCAACATTATCAAATAAACCTGTGTGAGTAATGATTGTGGCCGTGTTGTCTAATTCGGCAGAAACCGCTCTTTCCATTCGTATTTGTTGTACATCAACTTTAATTTCTTCATCAGAGAAACCAAATATATGTTTTTTAGCCCAGGTTGCGGAGGTTGCTTGTATGGATTTTGGAACTTCGGCAACTAAATCTTTGTATAATAAAACCTTTTCTTTCCAAACATCAATCATCAATAGATCTGCTTGTTTTGATGGGTTGTTAAGTAATAAAGTAAAGTTTTCTAACTCATCTTCGAACCCCATTAAAAATAAGTGAATAATTGCAATTTTGTTCATTTCTGCAATTACACTTTTTTGGATTTTGTTGATTGTTCTTGCAAACCTAATATCTAACAAAGATAAGTTTTTACCATCACCCACAGGTTCTTCGAACCCTAAATAAGCCTTCGGTATTCTAAGTGCGGTTACAAGTTTCTTTTGGATATATTCAATATCGGCAATTTCTGATAAGTTTGTACCACCTGGAAGTGTTGTAATTGGGTCAGGTGCTGCTTGGTCACGTACAGGAACAAAATAATCTTGATCAACGGCCATTTGGTTAAATCTTAAATCTACATTTCCTGTTTTATTATCAACGATTTGTTCTCTTTTAAATTTGTTAGCAACTCTTTGTACGTATGCCTCCACATCTTTGTCGTCCATGTTTCCAACATAAACTTTAAATATTCTTCTTTCAGGAGCCCTTGATGTACGATAAATTAACATCGCATCTTCAGCCAAAACTAATTGTTTCCATATACGACGTGCTTTCTCTAACATCGAGGTTCCGTAAGGTAATTTTCTATCATCACCTAAAAGTCTGAAATGTGCAACCTCCCAAGTGTTAAATTCTGAATTTTTTTCTTTCCAAGAAAATTTTAAAGATTTTTGTTTAATGTTTGGAACCGCAGAGAAAGTTCTTGTTTCCATACCTCTTTCCACCCTTTCTATCTCAATGTTTGGTAGTTGTAAACAACCTATAACACCTCTTTCTTGATCTAATTTTAAGTACACAAAGTTATCACCATATTTACACATGTTTCTAATCCACATGGGTAAATTTGTATTGATATCCAACCTATTAAGAAAGAGGTCTACTAATATTGATTTTATTCTTTTTGATTCTGAATAAACTTGTAACACATAACCATCTTGATTTGGTGTTGTAGATTCTTCAGCATATATGTCCAATGCGGTTGAGATTTCAGGGGTATTATGTGAAAAGATCGAGTCCGTTGCAAAATTTTTATATCCAGGAACCGTTAAGTCATAAACAGGAACAATACCATGAGGTTCAATTGACACTATTTTGTGGTTTAAATTAATTACATCATTTTTTGCCCTCGCGGTTGAGTATGGTGATTTTTGAATTCCATATGCGGTTAAAAAAGTGTTCCAATCTTGATACCCGTTCGAAACAACATCTCTTTGTAGTTTTCGGTAAGAAACATTTAATTCTTTGGCGGTCCCTTTCAAAGTTTTTATTTTTCTTGCGGTTTCGATGATATTATCCCAACCAATTTTTAAAAAAGCAGGGTTTTTATCTCCAATTCGTCTTCCACCCCACACTAGTTTTCCTTTTCTTTTTGCAACCTCTGACATTTTTTTTCTATAATCAGGATTTGACCATAATTTTTCATTATTTATTTTAGCATGATATGATCTGTGTTCTGATATTTTCATTATTTGTAAATTCTCAGGTAAATTATTTTTACCATCAAAATTTACATGATGAACTTCCTCATCATCATTTACATTAACATCGTAAAACCACTCCGCAATTAAGTTGTGTTCTGAAATCCATCCATTATGTCCTTCTTTTGAATTACAAGTGTAAACCCAATTATATTTTTGATTATTATAAAAAGATTTACGATAAAACGGCATCATTGAGTCACCTGATTTTAGATTCATGACTCTCTCAAACGAACCATCCCTTTTCATAAATTGGTGTTCCCAAGTTGCAATGATAAAACTTTCATCATCAAATGTGATTTTATATGTCATTTCATCTCGAGTATAATGAGCGTTTCTTGCCATCGCAGGCACTACTTTTTTAAGATTGTGATCGTAGGCGTAAGTTATAAACTCATAATCTTTGCCCCTTTCGGATAACTCTTTAATTGTTACAAAACCATTTGGAGTTGCAATTTTTGTGTCTCCCGCCAAACAATATTCCATCGATTCGTAATCATAAAATGCCGCCAATCTTGTTGGTTCATAATAGACCGCCTGAGTGTATAGATTATTTTCAATTTTACCCCACTGATTACTGAGAAATAAAGATTGTTGTTGTTGGAGTTTTGCTTTGTCGTACTCTTGTTTACTTGTTGTTTTAAGTAGCTCTTTTTTGTCTAACTTGTAGGATGGTTGTCCCATCCCCAACAAAGAGTTAGGTCCAAAAGTTTGGGATAACCTTTGCCAAACAGTTAGATTTTGATTATTATTTTCCATTTTAAAAGTTTAACTATAGATATAAATATTTCAATAGTTCAAACGAAATCATGTGCAGACCTCAATATTTTTTACCAAACCATCCTCACCCACTTGATATACCATTTCACCGTCCGAAACCCAATATCCTTCAGGTATTGGATCTGTGAAGTCAGGGTCATTGTATAATCTTGTTGTATACTCTAATGTTAATCCTGTTGGGTTCAAAAATATTGTAGTTCTATCAGACGGATTTGACCAATTCTCACAAGCAATGTTTTGTTGGATTGCCGTTGTACCAGGAAAACTTGATATTGGTGTCATTGGTTGAAACCTAACTGTATTACAACTTGGATCGGTAGAAGCTCCTGCTTTAAATGAGGGTAATTGACTCAAAGGTATTGTTTGTACATATGTTCTTTGGTAAGGCGGATTAATCGAAATTGAATATAATTCACCGTTGTAAAAGTCGATAACATAAATTTTTGAGTTTCTTTCGAAAATACCGTCAGGTAGGTCAATTTGTGGTGATAAAGATGTTTCCATTTCGATAGGTCCGTTTGGATAACTATATTGAGTAATGTAATATTTTGGATAAAACCCAACTTGAGGAAACAAAACAGTCGTAAATATTACTTTAGCACCTGAATTATTTGTTGCGGGTACGTACATAAGGTCTCCATATAGTCGCCTGTTTGATGGTAGTGAAAATAAATTTGTTTCATTCGCAATACTTCCTGATATGTTAATTCGTTTTACGTATGGGTGACTATATGATAGTAACACATTTGGTATTGTAGTTGCACATAATCCTTTATAAATTCCTGTTGTGTCAATGTATCTATTAAATACCGCACTGAAAGGACACAAAGTTATACCATATTCAAAAATTCTGTTGGGAGGATCCGTCTCAAATAACCACAAATTTTTTGTGTTATTTGCAATGTCACCCGATGATATTGGCAAAGGACCTGTTATATCTTGGTTTATGTTGAATATTGTGTTAGCTGTTAAATTGTAACTGTAGACTAAACTTGGTATGTTTTCTAAACCTGATTTGTTTGCGTTAATAAAAACGTTACATTTACCAATACAAGGTGGGTTTGTATTCAAATCGCACAACCAAATAGAAGTCCCAAGACAATATTGAGCACTTTGACCTGAAATAGTCAAAGTTGTAAAATTATTAACACTAGAAAATTCAAAATATCCATCACTAGCCGGCCCATTTATATTTGTATAAGGAATATTTGTACCACACTGTTGACTATTTACATATGCCGAAGTTATTTGGTTGTTATTAACAACATAACAACATGAGTCACAAGTAAGAATTTGTAGGTTATTATTGTTAGTAGTGAATGTAAAACTTTCCTGACAAGTTGCCCCTATAGCGCCATTACAATATAACGGGTTTGTACAAAAGTTACTTCCGTAAAGATGTAGTTTAACATTATTCACGGGTATTGAGAATATTAATGTGTAAACCCATGAGTTATTTGGTATATTTGAGTTTCCTCCTGCAATTGTAGGTGGTTGATTTTGATTTATATTCGATAAACAACTACCCAAAACACCATTATAATAAATAGATAGGTCACCAGAACCAATCGCACTTATAGTAACCCCATTATAAACTATAGATTGTCCTGGAAAAGGTAATGACAAATCTGTTAAGCAACATGGGTTATAAGGAGTTTTAATTGGATCAACTTTTTGTTCAACACCAGGCCCCAAATTTTCGTTCTTCGATCCTTTTTTATATTCAAAAGAGTTTGGGAATACTTTAACGCCAGTTGTTATCTGACCTGGTACAATTAATCTTGAACCGTCAGAAATTCTTCCAGATCTTCTTCGAAAACTTAAACCCATACATATAATTATCTTCTTGTTCCAAATAGCCAACCATATTTCATATAATCGTCTTTGGAAGGTCCATTATTATTATTTCTGAATCTGTCATTCATCATATTTGCATTTGGCATTGTAGGATTGAATTGTAATTGTTGTGTGAGTTGTTCATTTGATGCGACGTTCCAAGATTCTATCATTACTTTTGTGTGTTCTGTTGCCTTTTGTAATTTAGAAAAAGAAGATTCCCCAACGTAAATTGCCATAGCAATTCCCATTATTAAGTCATCATGTTGTCCTTTTTGGTGATCAGGTCTTCCATTTACATACACAAAAGTATTCATCTCATTATAAAGTCTAACACTTTTCAATTTAAACTTATGTCTAACGGCCTCCTCTAACGCGGCAATAATTTGAACTCTTTTTGAATTAAAGTTTATACCAGGAATTTTATCCATTGCTTTTGGGTTATACGACCAAATACTTGTTGTGTCAACACCGTCAATATACAAATTTTTGTAGCCCAATTCTTGTAATTTTCTAACGGTCGTGATTCCCATACCACCTGTAATATCGACAACAATAAATGAGTTGTACATTACTGCCCATTTATAAGCGATTTCTGCTAAAGCATCAGGAGGTATTTTTCCAACATACTCAAAAACTTGTTCTCTTTCGTCAAAATCTATAATTTGTATTGATGAAAAGTCTTCACTATCACCTCTCGATACGTCGACCCCCATAACATATTTATGACCTTCAACAGGCTCTTTCCAAATCCATAAAGAGTTTCCCATCATTTTACCTGTTGGTTCACTCAACAAATTATTTTTGATGTATTCTAAATCTTTATTATCAAATACGTTATCCCCTGAACCTAAAAATTCACAATTTAACTCTTGGTTAATTTTTCTTTTATCATACTTGAGTTTTTTAACCATTTTTTCGTACCAAGTAGAACAAGGTTTGAAACCTTTGTCAAAATAAGATTGTAATTCAGAATAATCCCTTTCATATGGATCAACATGCCCAAAAGATATGTTTACAGATTCGTCAAAATCCTCTCTATTAATTAAGTAATGAACTAAATCATCTGTAGGTACAAGATATAGATCTTTTGAATATCTTGGATCTCTATACCAATACATTTCTGAAATTTTAAATTGATTCATTCCTTTCAAAGCTTGATCGTAAATTTCATAATAAATTTGGTCATAACCATTTGGTGTTGAGATTACAATTACTTTACCCCCAGTAGATAGAGAGGCCATACAAGCAGCCCAAAAGTCATTATCGGCCTCGATAAACGCAGCCTCATCAAAAACAAGAATTGTTGGTGTAAAACCACGTAGAGCATCTTTAGAGGTTGCAACCGCCTTTACCTCGGAACCATTATTCAACTTATAATGTCTTTGTGAATTTTTTTCAGGTGCAAAACCAGCACCAACCCACGTAGGCCATTGATCAATAAAGGCCCTGATTTTGTTTGCCATTTCTTGAGATGTATCAAGTTTGTTGGCGATAATTAGAATTTTTTCGGGTTGTGTTTTTTTAGCAAAAACTAATTTTTTGGAAATCCAAGCGGCCGTTACAGTTGAGACTCCTGCTTGTCTATATTTTAAAGCGATGTTTTCCTCGTGTTCTTCATAATCGTGTAGTAATGAGACTTGATCTGGAAATAATTCTAAAGGTACATATTTGGATACCGTGTTATCGTATGTTTGGAGGTATGTTCTAAGAGCATATGGAGTGTCTTTAAGACATCTCACATACTCGACCATTACTTGTTCTTTGGACAGAGCCATAAATGTTATTTTTTAGATTTACCAATAGAAAAAATTTTACCTATTGGTAATTCCATAGGTGCTTCATCTGAAAACATAGTAACTTTTTTTGGTTTACGAATAATAAAAGATTCGTCTTTTTCTTTTTTTGTTTTTCGAATTGCCTCAATCAGATCTTTTTTTGTCATGTGTGCGTCAACATGATCTTCTAAAATTTCTATTATTGTGTTTTCCACAAAACTTTGTAAATCCTCATTTGTTTTCTTCTTCTTTTTATAATCTACCGTTTTTTCGGGGTGTTTTTTCTCGGGCATATCTTTGTATTGTTTTTTAGAGGTTGAGTCCGAGAACTCTTTTGCCATTTTACACCACTTACAATTTTTAGATAAACACTTATTACAACGAGCCCAAAATAAACCTTGTTGTGCCTTTGACTCGAACTTTTCATTAATTTCAGACTCCGCCATACCCATCATTGATCGATTATTTCCTGAATCATCGTCCATACCATCATCCGCCATGTCATTAGCGTCGTGAGGCGCCTCTTGCCCTGTGTAAGCTTGTGTTGCAATTTTACCTAAAGCATTTGATGTTGTTACATTATCAGTTTTGTCTTCAGTAACTTCACCTTCTTTGGTCATTACAGTAACTTCTCCTGTTGCTTGGTCATACTTAACATTACCGTCTTTAACATCAACACCGGTTGCAGCCAAATCAGTTAAGTTTCCTTTCAAAACAGTTTGTGAAGGTATTGTTGATTTTTGAAATGCTTCTTTTTCCTCTTCTTTTTTCATTTTTTTAAATTTTTCAAAAAGAAGATTAATTTTTGATTCGGTTAATGTAGATAAGGTATCTTTACTTAAACCGTTGTCTAATAAAAATTTTATTTTAGTTTTCATACACCACTTCTTTTTCAAATTGTAACACGATATCTCTTTCGTATAATTTATTTTTTACATTCTCTTCAGTCTCTCCAAATTGAAAGACCAATCTTTTTATCAAAGAAAAATCTTTATCATCACTTTCTTTCTCCCACCCTAAGGCCAAAACGCCATCCATTGAATCAATGACTGAAAAAACATCAGAGTTTTGTACCAAATCAAAAGCAATTTCTTCATTTATTAATGTTCCAACTTTTTTTATGTATTCCATATCTGGCGGTAATGGATAACCGTTTGCGGGTTTAGACTCCCAATTTTCACCAAAAACCTCCAAGGTTTCAGAAAAAATAAATTCATAAATGTTGTCACCCTTATAATTTGGTCCCATACCATTTATGTAAATTAAATAATTCATAGTATTGTTCCCGACTTTGTTATTCTAACTTCTTTATTACCGTCTTTGAAAATTAAGTTGCCTTTTGTTGTTTTACCCATGTATGTTGAATTTGGGGCCTTTTTCAAGAAATTTTTCAAAGTGTTCATTTGGAATTTGGACTCAACTAAGTTAGAATATTTTTGGTTTACCTCATTATCGTTTACCTGAAAATAGCTTATTAAAATTTTGTCAATTTTTGACTCATTAAAGGTCCCTCGATTGAAATGGTAGTGTGAATTGGAAGGCCTTCTTTTCATTGCTCTTCTAATTTTAAAATCCTCAGTATCCGACTCATCATCATATAATGAAATATTTGAATGGTCTTTATTTCTTTTTTCATTAAACTTCATAAAATCTTTTTCAGTGTTATCTACACCAAACTCATCTTCTTCTTTTAATTTACTAGATAACATCGAGGTTACCGCACCTTTTAAGTAATCATGAACTGATTTTCCATAATTACTATATTCCTCATCCATTTCACCACCATCATTAACAACTTCTTCTTCATCAGACACATCTTGACTTACTTCTTCTTCATCACCCTCCAATTTGGAAATTATTTGTTCAATATCATCTTCATCCAATGCCTCAACTTTAATTGCCGACAAAATTGAGTTTATAATATATTTAATGTCTTTAGGAGACAAATCATCACTTTCTTCAAATGTTCTGATTTTTTGAGCTAATTTGCCAACCAAAATTTGAATCCTTTTTAAGTCAGACATCTTTCTTGTTTTACCTTCACCACCCATTGAGTCTTCATCACTTGATGGTTCAGGCATTTCACCCCCCATATCTGAAGGTGCTGGTGGCATTTCACCCCCCATATCCGATCCCATATCCGAAGGTGCTGGTGGCATCCCACCCCCCATATCCGATCCCATATCCGAAGGTGCTGGTGGCATCTCACCCCCCATATCCGATCCCATATCTGAAGGTGCAGGAGGAATTCCTCCACCCATGTCAGCAGGTGGTGGTGGTAATTCAGATCCTGTATCCGTAGGTGGTGGTGGTAATTCAGACCCCGCATCTGGTGTTGTCGAGGTACTAGAAGTTGGTTCAGCGATTGGTGCCGGTGCGTCAGACGTATTGGTCGCTTTCTTTTTAGTATTTTTTAATATAAACTTTTTTTTTTGCTCACCAATTAGTGAGATACCTTCTTGATTTCCGTTTAGTTCATTTAACTCTTTGGCCATTAAATTCATTCGTTTAAGGGCTTGAGAATAGGATTGAAAATATTTTCTCTCTCGGATCGGCTCAATGTATTCACTTTCAGATTCATTGATTGTTGCCTTTATGATATATCCTTGTCTTTCTCTAACAATTTCATATGTGTTACCGTCGGCCAAAGTAATGTTATACTCTGATTTCGCAGTTTCATTTACAGATTGAGGAATGTTTTCATTAAATCTGGCAATTTCCATGATTCTTTTTATTTTATCCATTCCTTGAAGTTTCTCACTACCTATAGGTCTTATTCCTGACATAGTTATAAATTTTTAAAAAATTATTTTTTCTTAATAAATATATCGATAAATACAATTATTTTTGTTTCTATTGATTTATTGTTTCATAGAGAGTTTTTTGTCTATAATTTCAGTGGGAACATCGTATAGTTTTTCGATGTATCCGTTTCTTCTAAGTAATTTAAAAACTAAATTTTCCAAAGACATTTCACCATCTTTTTCCAAACCACAGTTTCTAAACTTCTTAAGTTTTTCTTTATATTTTTTTACCAAAGATTTAATTTCGTCAGGATTTTCATCTTCTATGTTGTCTACAACACCATCAATTATTCTCATCCATTGTGACGCTTTGTCTTTTAATAATTCTTTATCAATATTATTCACACCAAGTTTTTTTGGTTCATTCATCCACATATCATAAAGAATAGAATAGATGCCACTACTAAAAGTTGTTTCATCTTCTTTCTGTACAAAACACTCAACATCATACCCAAACATTGTAATATTATGTTTTTGATTAAAAACTACTTTTTTTAGATCAAAGAATTCAAGATACAAATCCTTTGAGTTTTCGGGAAATTGATTAAAATTAACAACTACGTGTAAATCAATATCAGAATATTTTGACCAGTTGTAATTAACTAAAGAACCAATCATAATAATATCAGTGATTATTAAATCAACCCCTAATGAATCGATAAAAAGGTTGGCAACTTCCAAAAGTCTTTCTCTAATGTCAGGTCTCATCATATATGACTTACCATCTTTTTGCCAAATTTTTAAATTGAGTTCGTCCTGAGATTTAAAACTTTTAATGATATTGGTATTATCCATACTAATAAATACCTACCAATTATAGTTTCGTGTATTTATGAGCTTTTGAAATGTTGGTATTAAAGAAATTACCTTGTGATTGTGCCATTCTGAATTGAGTATACTTTTGATGTGGTACGTCGTCATACTCATATTTTACTCCATTTTTAAACTCGGCAATCATTTTTTTTGTTAATGTATCGTACTGTGTTCTAACAATATTTGACGACTGTACCTCATTCAATATCGTCGTACCACTTATTATTTCGCTCGTTATAGCCATTTGATTTTTTTAATGGGGTTATGTCATCTATGTGACTAAGTTTTTTTATAATATAATTGCTAACTTCTTGTGCGTCAACATCAAAACCATAATCTCTTATTGTTCGGTCTGTTTCTCGAACCAATTGTTGGAATTTTGAATGTAAAAACATCAAGTCATTTGGATAATATGGTGGTCTTTCGATATCTTTTTGCGTCCAACCTTCTCTTTGAAAGATTTTTCTGATTTCAAAATAAACCTGTTCTAATTCTTCGGTAAGTTGTAAATCGTTAACAAATAGTTTCCAAACTTTCATATCAATAAATATAGAGATTTTGAATTGATTGTAACAATGGACTTTTGGTAAATTTATTGTTAGTTTTAAAAAAAATAATAGATATGTTAGATTTCGTAGATGATAGTGATAAGAACAAAAAGAAAAGTGAATCAGGAACTCCTGTTTTAGACAATTTCAGTAAAGATTTAAATAAACTTGCTGAACAAGGAAAATTGGATCCTGTTGTAGGAAGAAAAAAAGAAATAATTAGAATTGCCCAAATACTTTCTCGTCGTAAGAAAAATAACCCAATTATAATTGGTGAACCAGGTTGTGGAAAAACAGCAATTGTTGAGGGTCTTGCCATGATGATTCACGATGGTGAATGCCCAAAAAACCTTATGGATAAAAGAATATTGAATTTAGATATCAATGCTTTAGTCGCAGGTACAAAATACAGAGGTCAATTTGAAGAAAGGATGAAGGTTATAATAGAGGAAATCCAAGGAAATCCAAATATAATAATATTCATAGACGAAATTCACACAATGGTTGGAGCAGGAAATAGCTCAGGTTCATTAGATGCGTCTAATATATTTAAACCGGCACTGTCTCGAGGTGAAATTCAATGTATAGGCGCGACGACATTAGACGAATACAGAAAAAGTTTCGAAAAAGACGGAGCTCTCGAAAGAAGATTTCAGAAAATAATTGTTGACCCTTCTACAAAAGATGAGACTTTGGAAATACTCAAACAAAGTAAATTGAAGTATGAAGAACATCACAAGGTAACTTACGACGACAATACATTAAAATTGTTTGTTGAATTGGCAGATCGATATGTTACAGATCGTGAATTCCCTGATAAAGCCTTTGACATTTTAGATGAAGTAGGATCAAGAATGCAAATTGACATTAAATTACCACAAGTAATCGAAGACCTAAAATCTGAAATTTCAGAAATCAAACGTCAAAAAATTGAAGTTATCAAAAAACAAAACTATGAACAGGCGGCGGAATTAAGGGATAAGGAAAGAGCGGTTTTGGCAAAATTAGAAGAAGAAAAAAAGAAATTTGAACAATTTTTAACAAGTAGTAAAAGACCCATCCCTGAAGATTTGGTTTACGAAGTTGTATCAAACATGACAAAAATACCAGTGTCTAAAATAAATGTTGACGAGAAAAAATCACTAATAAATTTAGCAGGCAACCTAAACTCTAAAGTTATTGGACAAAAAGATGCTGTTGAAAAAATTTCTAAATCTATAAGAAGAAATAGAATTGGGATAAAGGATCCGAATAGACCGATTGGTTCTTTTATTTTTCTTGGTTCTACTGGTGTTGGTAAAACTTTTTTAGCAAAACAATTAGCAAAAGAAATTTTTGGTAGTGAAGATAGCTTAATCAGAGTAGATATGAGTGAGTACCAAGAAAAACACACAATCTCAAGATTGATTGGTTCACCTCCAGGATATGTTGGTCACGATGAGGGTGGTCAATTAACCGAACAAGTAAAAAATAAACCATACTCTGTTATTTTGTTTGATGAGATCGAAAAGGCTCATAAAGACATTTTTTCTACCCTTCTTCAAATGTTGGATGATGGGCATTTGACAGATTCTTTAGGTCGAAAAATAAACTTCAAGAACTGTTTAATCATTATGACATCAAATATTGGTGTTAGAAAATTACAAGACTTCGGTACTGGAGTTGGGTTCAAAAGTAATGCAAGTTCTGCGGTAGCAGAAGAACAAAAACGAGATGTTTTAAAGAAAGAATTGAGTAAGTTTTTTGCACCAGAATTTTTGAACAGAATTGATGATGTTGTAATATTCAACTCGCTCCATAAAGAAAACATCGATTTAATTACAAAATTAGAATTAGATATTTTATTAAAACGTGTCAAAGAAAAAAATTATATTTTTACATATTCAGATTCTTTAGTTGAGTTTATATCCAAAGTAGGTTTTGACGAAACATATGGTGCAAGACCAATAAAAAGGGCAATACAAGAAAACATTGAGGATTTCATTTCAGAAAAAGTATTGATTGATGAGTTAGAGGAAGGTAAAACTTACAATTTGATTGTAGAAAATGAAAAAGTCCAAATCGAGACCAAGAAAAAAAATAGAAAGAAAGTTGATAAGTAATTTTTTTATTACCATTTTTTTAGGTATTTTTGTACTATGATAGATTTAGAAAAATTCAAAGAGTTACTTTCTGTACCCTCCAAAACTTATGATGAGGATACGATGGTCGAGTATTTGACTACCATAATTGGTAATATGAGTGGAGCAAAAGTTACTTGTGACGAACACAATAATATCTATGTTACAAAGGGGGAATTGAATGTTGGTGAGTTTTACCCAATGTTTGTTGCACACACAGATACCGTTCACAATATAGTTCCGAAAATAAATGTAAAAGAAGTAGAAGTTTATCGTCCTGTTACTTTTGGAAAAATTTTCGAGTCGGTTCCAGTAAAGGCATTAAAAGCTTATGACAACAACCATAATCCAACAGGTATTGGTGGAGATGACAAATGTGGGATATTCATTTGTTTGAATCTTTTAGAAAAACTTGATAAAGTTAAAATTGGGTTATTTGTCTCAGAAGAAACTGGATGTCACGGATCTTCAAAGTGCGACGAGTCTTTCTTAAAAGATGTGGGTTACATCTGTCAGTATGACGCACCGGGTGATCATTTAATTACCGAGATATGCTCGGGTGTTCGTTTATTCGAAAAAGACAGTGAATTTGGTTCTTTGGCTTGCACTGCCATTAAAGATGCTTTTGGTTGTGAAATGACATTAGGTTCTCACCCATATACAGATGTGATGCAACTAAAGAAAAAATCAGACGTTTCTTGTATAAACATGTCTTGTGGATACTACAACATGCATAGTGCAAATGAGTTTGTTTGTATTGATGACGTTGAGAGAGCGATTCAAGCAGGATTGAATATGGTTAGTTCTTTAGGTCTAAAAAAATACGAATTTAAAAATGAACCTATAAAATATAATTCAACACTATTTGATTTCGAATATGAAAACAAAGATGTATTTTATGAAAAAGTTCATCAGTTGACATCAATTGATGTTGTTGAGGATAAAGATGGTATTATAATTACTGATTTTTATGATGACAATAATTTCTTTATTGACGATGAGGACGGGTATAAATTATATGAGATTTTAAAAAACCGTTATTCTTTAGATTAAAACTTATCAATTCTAAACTCAGTCGGGTTAAATAAACCTGGCTGAGTTGCCATTGCAATTACACTATCAACATCAGATATACCCAGTTTTGCATCCCAACCCTGTCTTTTGGTTGAAACCCTGTATGTCACTTTAAGAGTTTCAGGATCCACCTTTTCAACTCTGAGGTAATGTTTTTTATCGGGTAATTCTTTGAAATTGAATAACCCAAGACTTCCAATTTTTTTCATTACCTTAATATATTCTGAATCAATCTCCTCAAGAGCCTTTTCAATATACTCATCCATTAAGTCTTCCAATTTTTCGCAAGTTTCACTTTCAAAAATTTTATTATCCCAAACATGATGTTCAATCTCATAATACTCAGGTGGGTGATTATCAAAACCCCTTTCAATTGTTCTGAACATTGTGTCTAACAAAGGTTCTTCAAAGTCACTTGTATCGATATACATTTGAACGAGGCTTCCCCAACTTATAAAGTAGGTTCTAAAACATCCCGCTCTTCCGCCCCAATTTTCAATACCAAATTTTTTCAAACTATCACAATAGGTGTCTTTCATCGCGTCTGATGCACCTTGTGAGGTTGCACGATCTTTTCCTCTACAAACTATCTCGTCAATTTCATCACCGAGTCTAGGAAAAAACTTATCAAGTATTGTTGCTAGATGACCTCCACCATAATAATAATATGTACGACTGTTAGGGCGTAATCTGAAATCTTCACTTGTAGATGGGTCTAAAAACTCGGCAAGTTGTTTTAGTTTCATTGTTGCAGAGTCACAAAAATAACCTAAGGTATATCCCTCACTCCAATCGTCGTACGCCCTATCTTGACACTCACTATAAAAGTCCCAATTACCATAATACATTCTATCGTAGTTACCTGCATCCCATTCACCATCAGAACCTCCTTGGTATGTTTCAGGAAAGAAAAACTTTAAAAACTCTTCTAAATCATCAAAATGGAACAATAAACCATTCGCGGTTACTTCAATAATATCTCTAAAATCTTTACCTTCAGAATTGTAAAAAACAACATCATTATAATCTAACTTTTTTTTATTTAAAAGTAGAATTTTTCTAAAATCTTCTAGTTCATCTATATCGTTTTCTATAAGAAGTCTTTTTTTCATATATTTATAAATATATTGTCAAATAGAAATCTTTGTATTATATTTGTTCTATAGTTCTTTGAAAATAGTCATTTAAGATATATGGGCCTATATCGGATTTGACGGGCGTTGGTTGAATAAAAGAAGCATGTCGGGTCTGAATTAAACTCGTTAAAAACTGATTCGAACAACAACTGGCAATGTGCTAGACAAAATGGAAACTCTTGGTTTACTAAGAGGTTCTGAAGTTACTGTAGCTTAATAAGATACGGAAACGGGGAGCCGGTTCACATACGCTTAGCAACAGAAGTGATTAAGGTGTGGTTTCTACCCAAAAAGAAACAAACGGTCTCGTTCAGAGGGCTACCGTAACAAAAGTGAACTCGACACAGTTTTTGGTAACAATGTCAAAATAGGAACCAAATATTTTGGAGGGTGTGAAAAACCTTAACCTAAACATGTAGTTGTCTTTTTGACAAAACGAGCCGGACGAGGGAGTCGGAGCCCTCTAGGTCCACCAATTGATCCCATCATTTAATTATGGTGGGATTTTTTTATGCTCAAATTTTTAAGCACAAAAAAAGGGACTAATTGTCCCTAATGTTTTTTACCGGTGGCTCCATTTTAAAAAAAGAAACGCTGAGATTACACGTTTTTGTGAGAACCTTTAGAGTCATTATTGTTTCTACTCTTATCCACTTCCTTTTGAGAAGTATTTCTCAGTGATGGTTATTTAGGTGAACCACTCCTTGAGATCTTATCTACACTCTTACTACTTGACTCTCTTCGAGGATGCCTCCCCAACTCGTCCTTGCGGGATTAGAGATCTTTGGTAAAAATACACTTGGTCTTGGGAACCTCATGTGCCACGGACAGCCCGTGACTAAGTAATCACCTTTCGACAAGATCTGACGGACACTTTTCCTTATTGTATTATAATTAATTAGACTTAATTCAATAGTCATAAGTTTGTGTCGTGGATTATCGAAGTAGTGGTCCGCCAACCAAGCCAACCCATCTTTTGAACGAGTCGATACTCAACTACTCCGTGAAATGTCCCCATCTCCATATTTTAAGACTACTTCGTGACTAACTCCTTGGTAGAAGTCCGTCAAGGTTAATAACGGCACCACCCGTACATTAACATACCTTTCGGTTTTAAGTATCCTTTAATATTGGAACACGCAATAATGAAATTGGATAATCTCATGTTTTGCAATATCCCTACGAGTTATTCCTATTGGTGTTCCCACCTCAACCAGACGACCCACATCGCCCAATCATCTAATCACTTTCCCTACAGCGTTGCCCTCGGTACTAAAGATTAAACGGTATCCCGCTTGTGTACTCAAGCTCCCGAAGAAGCCGCAAACCCAACACACTTAAGGGTTCACTTTATCCTACTTTCGTAGTTTATTTTATGGACTATACACGGCCCAATATCTTTATCATTCAAAGACGAGGATTCCACCTCAATTACTCGTCAAATAATCTGACGAAACTTTTCCTGAACGGATAATCTAATTTTTTCAAAGAACGTCTCAGGACTTTTCCTGACTTGTTTTACAAAGTTAAAACTTTTATTTTGTTCTGTCAAGTAATTTGTGAACTTTTTTTAATTTTTTTCAACGAAAACTCTACTTGTACCGTAGTAATACGCTCTGTATCTAGCGTATATTTCACTAGGTGTGTGAAGCTTTCTACCCTTGTCGTCGTAATAGTAGAATATTTCGTAGTTTTCTACAATTTCATTTTCACTCATAATAAATATGTTTAAATTTTTATAAATCCAAAGAACTTCAACAAAGTTAATAATACTTTATTAATTTGTCAAATTTAAGACGTAATACTTTTTAAAAAATTTTTAATTTGATCCAATAAACTTATAGAACTTTCTTGGTCTTTCCCTTCAGTATCACTTTTTAGTTGTGAAGATTTTGATTTTCCAACCAATTTTTTTACACCAACATGTATGTGATCATAATGATCAGGTACATTCCACCCAAATTGATATCTATAACCGTCTTTATTGACGTTCAACCATTTACCACCTTTATAATCAGAATTTGAACCTCCGTTCCATTTTTTCATAATACAGGATAAAAGTTCATCCCCTTTTTTACCTGAAGCTTTAATATCAATTGCGTAGGCAGATAAACTTTTCACATAATGGTCAGAAACATTACCTGATGCGGTTTTAACTCTACTTCTTTTCTGAGATATAATGATGTCTTCTTTTTTAGCACAGTTTTTTGCGATTTTAGCAACTTCCAAAGCTTTTGGTAATGATCCGTCCCAATCTCCATCTACACCACCAGTCAAAACTTTATTAGAATCTACATCACCTTTGGGAAATCCCATAAGGTCAATTTCATTCAGACTCTTTCTCAAAGATTTTAAAATTCTTTTGTCTTCCGACATTTTTGATCTTATGGCCCTTTGTAAACTTTTTTCTATTAAAAGATCCAATGAACTATTTGAGTGGTTTTCAGAAAAAACTCCCGATAAAAGTCCAGATAAAGAATCTCTTACCCCACTGGCCATTTTAGATAAGTCCAAATTTGATAATTTTGAGAGAACGTCTTTTGTTCCTGTTTTCATTTTATTTGTAATTGATGATAGGTCAGAACTTTTCGAATCTGGAGAATTCCAATTTTTTTTAATGTACGCTTTACAAGTTTTTCCTTCTTCAGGTGCTTTATTCCTAGAAACTTCTCCATGTCCATAAACATTTGAAAGGGGGTAACCCAAACTTTTGATAAGTTTTAGTGCTGTTTTACATTGAACTTGTGAAATATCGGTATCGTTTTTGGCAACTATCTCAACTCCTTGTGTGGTTCTGTTACTCAAATCTTTAGGTACGGAAGATCTAATCATTTTTATGTGAGCACCTCTGTGTCCTGAAGGTAAAGATTTGTAAAGTTTCCCATCACGGTCTATAATCCACTGAACCCCTAAATGTCTACTGTTTAAGACATTCATAACATCCATTGCGGTTCCCCTACCTGCAGTGTGATGAAGTATAAAATACTTATCATCTTTTAAAGGGGTAGACTTGAAAGTCGACGAAGATGAAATATCTTTTATTTCCTCAAAAATAAATTCACGATCCAAATTGGGGTTTCTATAACTCATTAATGGTCTTTATATTCCATAAATATAACTTAAACTAAAAACCAATCAGGAATCTCTCTATTTTTCCACTTTGCAAAATCTTTTTTTACACCCAAATAATAGTTTCTATAGGATTTTATAACATCATTAACCTTAAATTCGTCAGGCATTGCCTTTGGTGGAGTGGTAAAATTATTGTCAGGTATATTTGGTTTGTTTATTAAACACCACTCAATTACATCTTGGGATTTGTGTCGTTTACCGTAACGATAAGTATATTCTTTACACAACTCCAAACCAAGATCACAAAGATATAGATAGTTAGATAATGACTCTCGAGACCAAATGGCACAAGGGTGATTTTTGTGAGACAACTTGTAGGGAACTTGTGGAGTGACTTGTGGGGTCGTGTGGTGAACTCCACATAAAAGTTGTGCGGTTTCCAATATCATTTTAACCACATGTTTATCGCAGTGATACTGTGCACATTTTTGGGTATCATAATCTAAGAAGAATATGTTCATACCACAAATATAACAAAAAAAGATTACTGATTCAAATAAGTCATAAGAACACCACCAATTGATGATGCATGATTTTGTAGATGATTGATAGACTCCATATCCAACTTTGTTTTTTTCTTTGTATAGTCTATAGCCAAAATCCCAATAAACTTATCTTCGATAGATTTTATAGCAAAAAGATAGGCTGATTTACAACCTGATTCTTCAGCCACATACTTAAGTCCAAAGGTTGCAATTGTTTCGTCTTTAAAATCTGAGATTTCAATTACATCATTATGTAAAAGTTCATTTATAGATTTTGAAAACAGATTAACCGGTATGTTTTTGAAATTTGATTGTACAGATCCTGCATTTAAACTTACAGTTTCGTACATGATTGAAAACTTAGCCATCGATCTTCCTGTTGGGTAGAAGTTCCCTCCGTTATGAAATTGTGAGATCCAAACTCTGTCGGCGTTGAATTCATCTCTGATATGATCAATTCTAAGATTTATTAGTTCACTAACTCTAAGGGTGTCTTTTACCATGTCTGGTTTCTTTTTTCTTTTATCTAAAACATATTTTATGAAAAGAACCGCAACAGGACCTAAAACCCCTGTAATAAACGCAACAACAATCATCGATAAATTTTCCATACTATATTTTTTTAACTAATGTTCTTGAGATGGCAGGTGGTTTAATATTACCACTATTTATCACTCTTGAAACTCCTTCTCCAGTACCCCACGTTTTAAGGTCTTTACACTCAGCAATTTTTCTAGCTCCAATATTTTTTTTCAAACCATCAACAATACAACCATAACGACCATTTTTAAGTGTTTTGATTGTTGCGTCAATTCCCGAATCTTCATCTGAATAGTTCCTCACACCACCAACACATTTACCTTCTTTTCTTCTTAAACAATTCCAAAGGGTGGATTTATCTTTTTTATGTGTTGTATTAAAAGGGTTGAAACTTGCTTTAGCACCTTCGGCCTGTCTCCACGCATAAAAGAAAGCCAAATTTTCAGAGGTTATGGGAGCCCCAATTCCTTTTAGTACCTCTTCATAAAATGATTTATCTAATTGACTTGGTTGAGTTATTTTTCCTTTTTTTAAACTTGCGGTAACAGATGAGACTTTTTTATCATCTTTTTTTTCTGAATCAGAACTCGATCCTTTAAAAAACCCCGTAAGTTTGTCCAATATATCTGAAAAGAAATCTTCATCTAATGAATGAAGTTTTCGTATATCATTTTTTTCGTTCTCTGTAATTAATTTTTTCATGTCTATCTAAAAATTAAATATCTCCCATTTGAAAAATGGGAGATATTTCTTGTGTTTTTTTAGGCTTTATTTTTGTCGATTACTGACCAAATTGTACCTGCCAAGGTAATTACGCCACCGATTATCTCAGTTACGGTGGTTTCATCTAAAAGACCTTTCATGATTAAAATACCACCCACAAATGTAAGTGCGTGTCTTGCGATACCTAAAATTTGTTCTTTTGTTAACTTCATTAATGTAGTTTTTAAAAGTTTATTTTTTTATAAATATCACAAAATAACTGTTAATCAAAAAAATTCATAAAATAAGAACTTATAATATATTTATCAAAGAATGGATAGACTTATATTCGAAGTCTTCAACAATAACACCAACACCAATTTTAGTGATTTGTAGATCTAAGATATCTTTATGACTTGGTGAATTTAAAAAATTTGTCAAGATTTTAGTGGCAACTTGAGCCTCCGTACAATCAATGTTATTTGTTCTTTGAATGATTTCACCTCTTGATTTGATATAGTCCGCGTGTTCCAAATTTTTAGTTTCTACCATCAACTTTGTGTGAATTTCTGATTCCGACGATAGAGCACTATCTAATAAAACTAAAGTTTTGCTTGATTTAAGTTTGTAGTTGTTTACCGCTTTATGAACCTATTTTTCTAAAGAAGTAATATTTTGGGTAAAACATAAGTTAAAGACAATTAAGGAAAGGATCAAAAGTGTTTGATTCATATTATTAGTTTTCCGTAAAGATAAATAAAAAAAATTATTTTTCCTTGTAAGTTAACCAAGAATATAAAAAATAAACCACAATTGATAGTGGTATTAGAATTGCTATTGTTTCTGATATTGACATACTCTTTTTAAATAATACGAAGGAGTTTTTAAAAAATTGTTCCATTTTGACGTGAAATTAGCAAGTGGTGAATTTAAATTAGCATACAACCACAATTTATTATACCAAAAGAAATTAGGCTTTAACAAAATGTTTTGCCACTAACTCACTGGCTTTAGCAACCGCCAAATCTTTTGTCTTAAATCCTTTTTCGATCATTTTTTTGGAGTGATAAATCACATACTCAGTACTTTTTACTTGATGAGATTCACGTCCTGATTTCATCGAATCTTTAGCATAAATGTCATAAAATCCAACTTTACAGATATAACGACCCTTTGTGTTTCCTTTGCCCATTTTTTTGGTTTTTAATTAGTGAATAAAAAAGTATATCAAATTATTTTTGTTTTGTCAAACTAATTCTTGAACTCGTTTCATAATATCAGTTACATCTTCTTCAGTCAAGTAACCAAGTACGTCATTAGTTACAGAAGTATCGTAAGTAAGTTGATTGTCAGAATCAAGAACCCCAACCTCATAAAGACCATCACGACCTCCATATGAATGATTGTGTGACACAACAGATACTCCATACCCATTATCAAAGTGCATACGGGCTTTTTTTCCGATCATAAATCCGTCGTTCATAGAATCAAAAGGCA